CCCTGGTAGCCCTACGCCGTCAGCACCACCGTTGCCTCCGATTGTCACGCAACCTTCTCAGCAAATTGGGAAGATTAGCAGTTCATCTGGTTCAGTAAAAATAGGAGATTAGGTTGAGCATCCGAACACAGGCCGACATCACTCTTGCCTTCATTCAATGGTTAACGTCGCGTCTCCAATTCGTGGATACGACGGACGGTCGCCCGTTGTCCGGCCTTCTTTTTGATTCGATTGCAAAAGAGATTGCCGCCGCCAATACGACTCTTGCTCAGGTTCAAGTGGATCAGGGCGTGGCACAACCCGACGTAGCTGATACCGATGGTGTTGTGGGTGTGGCCTTTAACTGGAACCTGTCGCCCCGCGGAGCCTTTGCGGCGACAGGCATTGAAACGTTCCAGAAGGCGGCACAGCCCACAACCACGATCCAAATTGGAAATGCTGATGGCTCTGGTGGAATAGTTGTTGGAACTGCGAGGCAGGCTACGGGAACGCTTGTGTCCTTTACAACGACAGAAACTGTCTACTTAACCCCAGATACTGCCATCAACCCCGTGACTGGCTTTTATGAAGTGGATGCTCCGATTGTCTGTCAGGCATTGGGGACTCTGGGCAACGTTGATGCGGGGGCAATCAGCGTTATGCAGTCATCGGTGGCAGGTATTGATTCCTGCACAAACAAAATCAGTACCACGGGGGGACGACCAACAGAAGATAACTCCACATTAGCAAGGCGAACCATCGCCAAGTCTCGTGGGTTACAGCCCGGAATTAAGAATGGGCTGGTGACGCTTGCCTTGGAACAGGGCGCAATCACCGATGCCATCGTAGCGGGTCCAAACGATCCTGAGTTTGTAAGGCACGGCGTGAATGGTGCCGTTGACCTCATCGTTTTAGGATCTCAGATCACGAGTTCTGTCCAAACCGAAACGTACTCATTTAATCAATCTGGAATACCTTTAGCCAATTTGCCAGCGACCGCAATTGCCAGCGTGGTTGCGACCGTTGGTCTGACGTTGACCGCATTGACACCGAATGTGGACTACGCTTTTACGCAGGACCTCACAGGAGTAAATGCTCTGAGTTCTGATTCTGCGGATCAGTTGTCCTGGTTAAATGGAGCGCACCCCAATGTTGGATCGGCGGTCACCATTGCCTACCAATATGATGCGGCAATTCCAGCGATTCAGGCTTTGTTGGACGCAGACACTGGTCATTTCATTACAGCCAAACCGTTGGCGAAACGGGCAACGCTAGTCCTTATCAACGTCGGCCTGACTGTTCGGCAGGTATCTGGATTTAACCCACAGAATGTCGTTACGAATGTAGTGAGCGTATTGAGCGCATTCATCAACAATCTTGGCCTCGGTGCGCCCGTGCAACAGAGCGATCTCGTTTTGGCTTTAAAGGGGACACCGGGCGTTTCTAGCGTCGTGCTTCCGTTTTCTGTTTTAGCCTTGCGCACAGATTCAGCGCAGGGGTCATCCGATTTGACTCCGACCAAGTACCAATATTTCCGAGTCGATAATTCGTCGTTCAATGTTCTGGTGACCAACTCTTAATATGGGAACGCTTATTTCAGAAAAGCCGTGTGCGTGTGGTTGTGGTGCATTCCCAAAATTAGGGAAAACATTTATCCATAATCATCATTCGAGAGTACCAGCTATTCGTGAATCTATTTCTAAAAAAACATCTATTGCGGCTAAAGAAGCATATCGCTTAGGTAAACGTGAGAGACTCTTAGGAGAAAAAAATCCTAATTATGACAGGAATATTCACGATCTCGGTACAAGAGTATGCGCTTGTGGTTGTGGGGAAAGTTTTAAAATTATTGGAAATGCGGGGAAGCAGATAAGAGAGCGGCGATTTATCTATGGACATCACCTGAGAGGAAGGCACTTCCCAGATAATAATTATCGACGTGGGAAAAACCATCATTGGTTTGGTAAAGATCCATGGTCTAAGGGGCTAACAAAGAATACTGATATACGTCTTTCAACTGTAGGGACGGCGAACTTCACAGAATCTGCTAAAAAAGACTTTTATGCAAACTTAAGTACCAAACGTAAAGGAACTATTTTCTCAGTAAGCCATCGAAAGAATTTATCTATTGCGAACGCTAAGGCTTGGAAAAACGGAAAAAAATCGGAAAGCACGTGGGGGTATAAGGCGAACTTTAGAGACGACTTAGGACACAGATGCCGATCAACCTGGGAGGCGAATCTATGTCGTGTGTTGAAACTTAAGAATATTCCGTATGTCTACGAACCCGCACGATTTTCAGTACTAGAATACAGATCATATCTTCCAGACTTTTATTTACCAAACCAACAGATGTACATAGAAGTCAAAGGACACGCTAAAGCAGGCAATGCTTGGAATTGTCAATGTGAAGGCTGTATGCTTTGCAAAAATAAAATTCAATATTTTAAGGCTATCTATAAAGTACGCCTTGTGGTTATTGGAGAAAAAGAATACGCGAGTATTACGAAATGTTTTAGTTCTTTAATCGCACAGTGGGAGAAATAGCGTGGCGTATGATTTGTCTATAAACAAAATTTGTGATCACCGTATCTTCGATGAGCAATTAACGCTTATCGGCGCATCCCCGACGTATTACGCCGTCCTTAAATTCGGGAGCAACCTCAATACGAATGCTATTGAAGTGCGCGAATTCAATGCCACGGATGGCCTCACCAATTACAGCTACACCATCAACGGTTTCACGAATTGGGCGATCAGCACAGATGGTCGCCAGATCAACTTCAATACGCTTGGCATCGGGGGGATTGGCGCAGCATCATTTGCTGACGGAAGTTCGCAGATCATCCCACAGCCCTTGTACATGGCAACCTATCAAACGTTGCCGCAGAATTGTCCGTTGCACAATGAAGCGGCGGTGCCACCCACACCGGGTCAGCCCAAGTCCTCTATTCCCCTTCAAAAGGACATAAACTTAACGCCGCAAGGCGGTTTTGACACGGTGACGGGTCACTCCAAAGTGCGCCAAGCCGTTCTCAAAGCCTTGCTTACGGCGCAGGGGAATAACCCGTTCTATGCCAAATACGGGTCAACAATGGCCAGCACCATTGGACGAAAGTTCGACCTGTTCACGCAGTTCAGTTTGCAGAACAGCGTTCAAAGCACCGTCAATTTCCTGATCCAGCAACAGCAACAGCAAATTGCGATACCGTTGGCCGAGACGATTTTGAAGGTTTCATCGGTGACCGTTAATAATGATCCGACGGATCACCGAACGATCAAGATAACGATTCTGATTCTTGTCGGCGATTACACAAATCTACCCATCGTCTTTAACCTACTGACCTAATATGCCAAACGTATCTAAAAGCACAGTTCAAATTGCCAATAACCTGACTGCGGACTACGTTGCGTCAGCGACAGATCCTATTACAGGAGCCGTCCCAGACACATCGCCAGGTACGGTCAACCGCGATCTGATTGATACGACGGCGGCTATGCTGTCAGCGGCGTATTCGGCTATCGAAACGACGCGAGAGATGTCATCTCTCCAAAATGCGGCATTGATGACGACTGATGCTATGAGCCAGATCGGCCTAAATTTTGAATTGACACAGGCGCAACCGACATTATCCACGGGAACAATCTTCTTCCAGAGGTTCACACCACTAACTAAAATCGTGGATTTTCCATCGGGGACGACGATACAGACACAGCCAGCATTGAATGGCACCGTGACCAAGTTCATAACGACGGCGGCCGCACAACTTAACCCGTCAACGCCCCTTAACCCAGCCAATTACCGATATGAAACGAGCGTGGCAATCATCGCCGTTGTGGCGGGGTCAGCTGGCAATGTGGGGCCTGGTTCCATAAACCAATTGGCGACACCAAACCGAAATATTGATGCTGTCATCAATAAATCAGCGACCAGCGGCGGCACGGATCTGGAAGATAATGTCACATTTGCAAACCAAATTCTTGCGGAAACCGCCGGCGAATCCTTTGGGACATCGGGAGGAACTGCCACCGCTATTCTCAAGAATTTCCCAGGGGTGCTTAAGACCGTAATCGCTGGACCGGGCGATCCCGCCATGGTTCGGGCGCAATACGGCAATGAGGTGGACGCATACCTTTTAGGGACATCTTTCGCCGCATTCACGGATCTCATTACGGTGTCAGGTGGAAGCACGGATCAAACGCTGACGCATCCCGTTGTTTCGATTGTGTCTGTCGTGGGGGCTACGAACGCTGTAGTTTACACTGTCAATACGGATGTGGCTCTCGTCAAAGACACCAGCGTTGTTTATGGGAACAGCGCACGAGCCTTCGATAAAATCCAATGGCTGACTACGCATCGTGCTGGCGCAGGGCAAACGGTCAACGTGACAGGTTTCTTCGATGCTAACGTGACCGCCGTTCAGAATTTCCTGAATCTTCAAACATCGCGTTTCGCCACCGAGGACATCGTCGCTAAAGCCGCTACGCGGATTGGGCTTGTCGTCGGTGCGCAGATCAGCGCATATTCGGGATACGACCACAATACTTTGATCAGCAATGTCACGGCAGCAGTCATCAATGGCCTCAGCAACTACACCATGGGGCAGAACGTGATTCAATCGGACATTGTGGACATTATCGCCGCTGTTCCTGGCGTGAATGAGGTGGGCATTCCATTGACCGCCTTACATCCTACGAGTGCGCCATTGCCAGTCGTCAATGATTCCATCACCGTATTAAAGACCAGCTACGCCCGTTCAGACACCATCACGATCACAGCGAGTTAAAAATGCCTAATGTCCAAACACCAGTAACACTCGGAGCTTACCCCACGTCAACAGGCGTGTTTGCGTTCCCGTTTGCCTTGGTTTTTGACCAAGCCATTCTGGATCCGCAGACCTTGCGATACGAACTCCAAATTGATTCCATCAACACCTTCGGAAGCCTAAACCTGATTGATGTGTTCAGCAACAGTCGTAACATCGTCAATTACCAAAACGGTCCGCTGGGTAAAGCTATTGAAGTTCAGTTGCCTGGGCGGCAATCGAATGTGGCAACGACGTGGTATTGGCGTATGCGGATCAATGGTTATGGATACGCTGGAAACTATATCAGCCCATGGTCACAGACCAATACGCTGGTCGTTCCCGCTAATCAGACGCTTGGGCAAGCGACGGCTCTATTTGCTGGCATCGCAGATCAATACGCCTACAGCAAGACTGCCAATTCCAGCAATATTTACAAGATCATGAACATGATCGCTCGGGAATTGGATCTCTTGCTTCTGGAATCAGCGTATTCTCAGCGGGATCTCACGTTGGCACAAGCACGTGACCCTGCGATAGCGGCCAACTTCGGTACGCTGACAGGCCTTACGGCGGTGGCTACGGAGCCAGCGGTGTCGTATCGGTGGAAGGTCAACCAGCTTTTTAATGCGTTCCTGACCGTCCCAGGCGTTCTGGCGGGGATCACACAGGTTGTTGAGGCTTTTGTTGGGGAACCCCCGCTGGTTTTAGATGCCACGAACACCGTGGGCTGGATCCTTGGCATCAATAAGATCAAGGCTCCCGCATTCCCAAATGTCCAACCGACCATCAAACTTTATAGCCGGTTCGACAAAGGCTTCAATTGGACGCTTCAAATATTCAATTCGTGGAGTCTTCCCTACGACCAAACGATTCTGGAAGACTACGTCAACCAGATTAAGCCCGCGCACACCAATACCGTTTTCAAATATTCGACGACGAAACATGCGCAACTGCGCATGAATACAGCAGCTGATTGGACTTCATGGACTTTGACGAACATGGTGGTTAATCAATCTGGTGCATTGACCCTTTCACCTGGGCAAGCATCGGGAACTGCGACAAGTCCGGTCTTTCAATTGCCATTTACGCCTGTGGCTTGGGGGGTAGTGGGGATGTCTCGGGTTATACAGTCGTCGAATCAGACGATTGTCTATCAGATCCAGTCTTCGACAACGGGCGGCGGCGGTTCTTTTAGCGGGTATGAGACGGTACCGAACGGCGGCACCCCCGCATCCACGCCCTTACGATCTTTCGTGCAACAGCAGATTACGATGAGCACTACGAACGCCAGCATCCAGCCGATTTTAACGGAACTGGATCAGAACATTAACCATTAGGAGCGTGATTTAGATGGCAATCGGCCGACAAGAAGGTTTTTATAGCGGAATGGAAGTCCTTTCCGACGACATGGGGTTCGACCAGCAATCCCGTATTGACCAGACTCAATTCCGTACATCCGATTTCTGGAACAATGGGGTGCTTCGAGATCCCAATGGGTTGAGCAACATGTCCGTGTCGATCGACGCAATCACGCAGACGCTTATCAACGTGAGCCGCGGAGTGGCATTTGCCAACGGCTACCGCATTTCGATTGACGCTGATCAGGCATTCGATCCGAATTTCTTGAGCGCGACTACAAATGGACTCTGCACACCGCATAGTAGCGGGAACAAAGCTGTACCATTAGCCAGTTATACGCTTGGAGCTCCGAACTATATCTGGGCTGAGTTTATCACGCAGATCAGCACAGGACGCACCAGCGTTTCCTTCATAGACGGATCTTTGCATTATCCAGACCAATACGATGGATACGGCATCCTCGTTACCACCAACAATCCTCCTGGGAACCCAACGGGAATAACGAATTCGGTATTCCTCGGAACTGTCTATGGACAGGGAGTTGGTACGCCCCTCGTAAGCACAGCCGCTGGTTTATCTGACAGTGGAAAGGTTTACGCCAGCATCCGTCCTATCATGCCGACGGTGAATGCGCTTGTCAGCGGGACAGTTCGTGGATCAACGGCGAACGCCGGCGGGAGTCAGCGAGAGATCCTGCAAGGAACCGTATCCACACCTGATCTACGTTTTGCGGCAATTACGCCGTCAACGATGGATGTGACACAAAGATTCACAGCGGTTGAATTTCAAGGGACATCAGACCTAAAAACTCCGCAAATTTTTGTAGATGATCCCGCTGACCCAAATATCTTGTTTCGGTTCAGTGGCGTTACATATGGCGAAATTGATATGTCCAGCACTACTGTATTGCGTATCTTGTCTGGCGGTGGCGGTGCAGATCCAGCGGCTGGCGTTGTAAAGATCGGAACAGGCACAAACCCAACGGCGGTAAGTGGTTTAGCAGCCACTTTTGACGATACACAAAACCTAACCGTTAAAAATAACATAAACGCAAACGCTGGAAAATTGCAGGAAAACGGCATTGCGCTCATCCCCGCTGGAACCCGTATGCCTTTCTTCCAAGCATCGGTTCCAGCAGGTTGGTCGGCAGTTGCCAGCACCAATGACTTCTTTCTTCATGCTGTTTCTAATGGTGGTGGCGGTGGTACAGCGGCATACACATCACCAATATCTGGGTTCAACTTGCAACACAGTCATAACGTCAGTAATCACAGCCATAGCATATCTACGGATGGTAGCCACACTCACAATCTTACTGAAGGAGCGAACCGGACTGGGGGTGGACTTGCACCAACAATCTTTCCTAACGGATTCGCCAATGATAATCGGATAACTGTACTTTCTGGTGGAAATAACTTTGGAGGTACGGAATGTCGCGGTGTTACCAATTCGGGTGGAAGCCATAATCATGGAAGCAACACAGGAAATACTGCGCCAGGGACAGATAACCAATTGTCCACCGCTTATCGGTTCTCGTACCTTGATGTAGTTATCGGTGCCAAATAGGTCGGTTTTTATGGAATCTGGAATTTATAAGATTCGTAATAAGATCAACGGGAAAATTTATGTGGGATCCTCAATTAACATCGCTCAACGTGTTAAATATCATTTAACCCATCTACGTCACGGCAAACATTGGAACAAACACCTACAAGGGGCTTTTAAAAAGTACGGAGAAACATCGTTCGTTTTTGAAGTACTCGAAGAAGTGGGGCGAACCGAATTATTATCCAGAGAACAGTTTTATATAAATCTTTACAATAGTTACAACGGCATCGTG